GGCAACAGATCGTTTCTTTATAGCACCATACGATCAAAAGTCTGGTTTGCAAACAAACGTTAAACCATGGCTTATTCCTGACGAAGCATTCAGTAATTTAACTAATGCTTATGTCTTTCGTGGTCGCGTAAGAAAACGATTTGGTTCACGATGGTTTCAAGACAATGTTCTTCTCTCTCGATTCAGAGTACTCGTCGGAGAAACAAGTAGCGCGGGAAGTCTTACCGGAACAGTTCCTGCATCAGGAACTACTTCAGTGACTGTAGGCGCACCTGGTCAATGGTTCTTAGTAGGTGATGTTCTATTTACTGTAAATACTACCGGAGCGCTTCTTATATCGAATGGTAGTGCTACGACAGCAACCTTTAACCAAAGCACCGGAGAGTTTGTTTTTACTGCTGTTTATGACAATACTATCCCAACGCCAGTCCTTCAGGCACTAGAAAATGTTTATTGGTATCCAGGATTCCCTGCAATGGGGCTATTGAAGTATGAAACAAGTGTTTCTGATAATGAGATTACAATTGGATTCGATACCTCTTATTCTTATATCTATAATAATGGGTGGAATCGCCTTGCGATGGGTGCTGCGACATGGACGGGAACTGACTCTGAATTCTTCTGGGGAACAACCTACACAACTGCTGACGCCTCTACCACAGCATTCTTTGTAACAAATTTTAATCCACCTGACGGTATTCGTTATTATCTAAGTAGTACCGAAGTATGGAATCAAGCAGTATTCAATTATGGTGTCACCGATCTCATGGTAACAACTGATGGATCAGGAGCATACTCGGCAACTCTCGCCGGTGGGTTTATAGGACAATCTTTTATTATTGGCACTACTATTTTTACCATTATTGCGGCAACCGGAGCTCTTGGGGTCCAATCATTAACTACCGCAGCACCCATGGGTACAGGAACCTATAATACAACAACCGGAGCACTAACTTTTACGGGGGCCAAGATAAGTACGGAGATTTATTATACTGGTAACAACTATGTAAACACTGCCGCTATTATTGTAATATTCAAAAATAGAATGCTTCTTTTCAATACTATTGAAAATGGAGTACCGTACCCTAATAGGTGTAGATACTCACAAATAGGTTCTGTTTTGGACCCATCAGCATGGTTTACACAAATACCTGGTAAGGGAGGTGCTGTTGACGCAACTACTGTTGAGGCCGTTAATACTGTAGAATTTGTAAAAGATCGTCTCATAGTTTCGATGACCAATAGTACATGGGAAATCGTTTATAACGGTAACCAAGTTTATCCATTTGTTTGGCAGCAAATTAATACTGAACTTGGATCAGAGGCATCATTCTCAGTCGTTCCTTTTGATAAGGTAGCTCTTTATTTTGGTGGTCTTGGCATCCATGCTTGTAATGGATCGAATGTAGAGCGTATAGATCAAAATATTCCTGAAGAAGTGTTCAATGTTTCTAATGCCAATGCTGGAATTTATAGAATATATGGTATACGAGATTACTTCTTAGAAATGGTTTATTGGTCATTCCCGGGCACCGATACATCATCACTATCATACTTTCCCAATAGTATATTGGTATATAACTATAAAAATGGCACCTGGGCTATAAATTACGACACAATAACCTGCTTTGGTTACTTTAATCCACAAACTGGTGTTACATGGGATGATGATGATGCTGGTTGGGATGACCCTATTCCTTGGGATAATGGTGAAGACCAGATCCTTTTCAAACAAGTTATAGGTGGCAACCAACAAGGGTTCACTATGATTTGTGATCCTGAAATAACAAGTAATATACCTGTATTACAGATAACTAATATTACAACGACTCCTGTAACACAGTTAACTATTATCAATCACACACTTACGGATGAAGAATATATATTCATTCAGGGGTGTACTTATAGTGACTTAAGTAATGGTCTCAATGGACTAATATACCAAGTAATTCAAGTTGTTGATGTTAATACCATTGATATAGGTCCTGTAGCACCTTTCACCGGTACTTATACTGGTGGGGGTCTTGCCGCACGAGTAAGTAAAATAGATATTCAAACCAAAGAATACAACTTTTATGCAGGTGAAGGACGAAACGCTTATATATCTAAAGTAGACTTCATGGTCGATAGTACTGCAACTGGACAAGTAGTAGTTAATTTCTTCGATTCAACAGCAGATATTCCACTGTTACAGGATGGTATAGAGCAAGGTGTCGTACTAGGAACGGGGAATCTTGATACTGCGCCCTATCCCAATGTACTCAGAGAAGCAACGCAAGTTCGCTTATGGCATCCTGTATACCTCTTTGCCGAAGGCGAAGTAGTACAACTTCAAATAACAATGAATTTCGATCAAATGACTAGCCCTGCTATAAGAATCGATGATTTTCAACTTCATGCAATGTGTATATATGCCACTCCTACAAGCGCTAGGTTTCAATAATGCCATATGTAACAAATCAACAGAACCACACTGGTTCATTTGTCCCTACCACCAATGTGTGGGAAGTATCACAACTTTATGATGTAGATGTTAAAAGCCCTGAGTTCAAGGAACTCTTGGTTCGATTATATCAAAACGTCAACAACATTGCTTTATCGCTTAACCTCAAAGAGTCATCACTTTATACCACGTATGAATTTGTAACCGGTGATGTTATATCGATCAATGGATCTGATGATCTTAGACCAGGATATAGAACATTTGTTGTTACAGGCGCATTAGGCGCTGGTGTTACATCAATCAATCATAATCTCCATGTGGGCCCTAGCTGGACTTGGATTGAGATCATTGGATCAGCAACAAATACCACTACTCTTGTTGGATATCCATTACCTTTTGCGAGTTCCACTGGAGCTAATAATATTCAAGTAACCGTGACAGCTACCCAAGTTTTAATCAATAATCAAAGTGGTGTTACGTTTACCGATAGTTACGTGATATTAAAATATATAAAGACATAAGGGTAAATCATGGCAATCAATTGGGGAAATGCATTAGCGGGAGGATTAGGAGGAGCTGGATCAGGTGCATCTATTGGGTCCTTTGGTGGTCCAATAGGTGTCGGAGTAGGCGCAGGCGTTGGGGGACTTGCAGGTATTTTAGCATCTCTTTTTGGCGGTCAACCACAAGAGGCCGGAGTTCAACGTACAAGTGCTCCAGACGAACAAGAACAAAGTATCCTTAAATTTCTTCAAGAACATGGTAAAAGTTTGATTCAGAACCCTGGTCAAGGATTCCAACCAATAGCAGATCAGGCTAGAAATCAGTTCTCCCAAAATACAGTGCCATCATTGGCAGAACGATTTACATCTATGGGATCAAATGCCCTAAGTTCGCCATCATTTGCAGCTCAAATTGGACAAGCAGGTTCAGGGCTCGAACAGGCACTCGCGGCTATGCAAGCCCAGTATGGACAACAAAATCAACAGAATGGATTTCAGGCATTACAGCAAGGATTGAGACCAGCATTCCAAACTGAGTGGAGAGACCGACAAAATGGAGCTGGAGAATCTTTACTTCTTAGTTCTCTCATGAATAAAGAACTTCCTGCGTTATTCCAAGAGGGTTGGAAGCAATATAAAGAAGGTCGTGCAGAGTCAAAACTAGCTAAAGCAAATAAAATAGCACAAGCAGCGAAAGGATAAATCATGGCAATAAGAGATACTTCATTTGGTAATCAATTAGGTCAGGCACTTGGAACTGGTATAGCAAACCTTGCACATCACAAACTTGGTGAAATAAAAACAAAACGATTGAATGAGATGTTCCAAAAGGGTGGTTTTAACCCTGAAACATCAAACATATTGTCTCATTTTGCACAACACAGCCCTAAAGAGTTGCCTAAGATATTAGAAATGCTTGCCGCTGGTAGACAACAGGAGCAACAAGGGGTTGAAGATGGTCAGCAAGGAATGGGAGGACAACAAGATAATTCATTTGCAGGCGATCTTAGAAGAGGCACCGATAAACAAAAATCAGTTATGCCACCTGAAAAAAGAGTAAAATATTATAGCGAACTGCAAAGGCAACGAAATAATCTTGTTGATGTGATGAAAATAGCTGGAAACATACAAGGGAAATTGGAAGAACCTGATATCCAGAATGGTCTTTATGCAAATATCATAAGTAATATTTCTCCCAACTGGCTTAATAAATCAACAGAGTCTCTCGATAAGGATGCGAGCAAGCTCATCGAATTATCAGCACAGGCCGTTAAAGGGCCAGCAAGTAAATATCGTATTGCAACGATAGAAAAAGGTAAAATTGGGGTTAAGCATAGTAAAGAAGTCAACCAAGAAATCTCCAAAGAAGCATATAACAATGCAAAGTTAAAACTTGCAGAGCTTGATGCTACATACCCCGAGTTAAAAGACATAATTCAAAAGTCTTTAACGCCATCTGTTGCTAAAATCGTTATTGAAAATGAAGCACCAAGTCCCAAAGATTTTCCTGAAGACACCGTTTGGGAATCAGACTCAGGGTATCAGTTTGAGATAAAGAATGGTAAATGGTCACCGCTCAAGAATCGTGTGAATGTAGAGGGCGATCAGAATGGGTAAAATAATACGGATGGGACCACAAGTAGAATCACAACACACAGAACAAAATACTCAAGGACCATCTCTCTATAAAACACTATCGGATATCACTTCAAATAATACAAAAGAGATCCAAGATGTTCTTCCTCAAGGATTGAGGAATATATCTCAGTTTGGACAAGGAGTTGCTGAAGGAGGAGCAGCTATTTTGGGATTGCCAGGAACGGCATATAATTTAGTACGCTCTGGTACTGGAGGAGTCGCAAGTTTATTAGGTCAAGAAAATCCTCTTCCTGAAAATAAATATGTACCTACAAGTGGTGATTTGATAGAAGGTGTACAAAATATAGCAAAATCTGTCCTTCCCGAATCGCATCTTAAGCCAAAAGGATTCAAAGAAAAAGTTATTAAGGAATCAGGTTCATTATTGCCTACTACAATAGGAACGATAGCTCTTGGAGGCATTCCACTTGCTGCAATAGGTCGTAATGTTGCAAGTAGTGTCGGGGCTGTTTTAGGAGAAGATGCTGCAGGTGACTTTGGTAAAGTAGTAGGAGGATTAGTAGGTAACTATGGATTCAATAAATTCTATAACTGGTTCAATAAAAATATCCTTAAGGGCGCTGACCCTAAAACACTTGATAGTATCGCCAAAGAAACACAGCAACAGCTCTATGAAAGAGAGCGGCAACTGGGTAAAGGAGTTATAGAAAATGTTCCTACATACCAACAAGATCTTCTCTCGTTGGAAAAAGAGTTAGAAGGATCATTGGCCTTTAAAGATGCTGCCCAACAGAAAGATCTCATTAATAGGGTGAAAACCTATTTGTCAGAAGCTAATGACGGAAATGTAGACATCTCTAAACTCATCGAAAGAAAGAAAGAAATAAATGGTATATTGGCTCAGACTCAAGGACCTCAATACAAACAATATCGAACATTTCTTGAAAGAATTCAAAAGGCAATGTTCGATGCTGCCGATCGAATTGGTATAACTAATCCAGAGTGGGAAAAATCATGGCGTGCAGCAGACAATATAACCAAAGCTTTAAATTATGGTAAACACCTTACTGAAACACTTGAAAAAGCTCCAAGTCTTATGGCTAAGTTAACGAGTCCATTAGCAACTCTAGCTATAGGTGCAAGTGGAGGTGGAGCATTTGGAGGTCCCCTCGGAGGAATAATTGGAGGTGCTGTCGCTGGTGGTGTATCATTAGTTGGCCATGGACTAAAATATGCAGCAAAACAAGGCCTTACAAAAGCAAAACAACTTTATGGATTTATGAAAACTCCTGAAACGAGGGCTCTCTTAGGCAAAGCATTTAGTTATACTCTCGAAGATAATATTCCTTCATTGGCAAATACTTATACACAGATTAATAAGCGGGCAAAATCGTATGCAAAAAAACATCCTGTAAAAGAAGAAACCGCCAAAAAAAAATCTAGCGGTTCAATAGTAAGAATGGGATCTACACCTTAACAAGTTTAAAAACTATGATAGGTGGCTTACGATATACATCAACATCAACACCGATAAGTTCTGGGATGGCAGCATAGTTCACTGAACCTTTGCGCTCCTCAAAGAAACTCATCATTCCTTTGTATTGGAAGGACTTGCCTTCAGTCATCTTCTGTATTTCTCGTGATAGA